CGCTCGGAGCGAACCGTCTGCGCATAGCGCTCGGTCACGAACGCATCGTCGTGCTCGGGCAAATTCGCTTCGGTGTAGTACCCACCATCGGCAGAGCGGAAGAGTTCACCAGGACGCTCCTTTGCAGTCACCCACGTCAGAACACGACCGTCAATCTCTTCGTCCTTGCACTCATAGCCTGCGGCACGAGCGGCCTCAAGATCGAGCGGATCAACGAAGCAATGGACGAACCCACTGTTAGAGTGTGCCGCCACTTTGCCGGTGCGATCCATCACCACATAGC